ATTGACCGAAGAAGAGTTGGCTGCATTTAAAGCTAGTTACGATTCTGCTGTAGGTACATTGGACGCAGGAAATGCGGCCCGTGGACAAGCACAGGGCATTACTGCTGGTGTTGATTCTTCGGGTAACGTCAACCTTAAAAATAAAAACATCCCTAGTTCGGGCAACTCTGCTGGCAAACTAAGTGACGATGATTTGATTAACAAATACCTAACTAAATAATATGGCCTCATACGAAGAAGTAATGACAGCACTGCGTAATGCACATGATGCTGGTGATGAAGAAGCTGCTACTCGCCTTGCTGGTATTGCTCAAGGCTTGAAAACTACTTCTTCTGTACAAGACCCTGTTGCTAGTATTCCCGGAAGTGAAAATAGGTTTACAGAGCACGATCCAGCTAAAGATGAAACAGCAGTAGACAAATATGTACGTGGGCCAGTGGAAGCTGGATTGCAATTAGTTACAGGTGGTCTTTCTGGTATAGCTGCTCCTATTGCTGGCTTTGTTAAGAAGGGACTCAATCCTGATAGCAACAAATCAGCAGATGAGTTGGCAGGTGAGTTTATGCAAGACTACACCCGGGCTCCCCGTGGTTCTGCTGGACAGCGCTATGGCGAAGCAATTGGTAAAGTAGTTAACGATGTTGGCATCCCATTGGCAGGTCTACATGGCTTGCCTCGTATGGGACAACAGTTTGCAGATCACTCTGGCCCTTCTGTGGGAACTGTGCTACGTGACCGTATGGGAGGTAAAGAAGTCCCTAGTACTGTCAAGAGTGCTTTGGATGATTTGAATGCACCTGAAGCTTCTACAGCCACTCCTGAAGTGCCTATTACAGACACACGTTCTGGTTTGTCTAAAAGCAAGGAAGCTTATCAGGCTGCTTTGCGTGAGCAAGAGTTACAACGCCAGTCTGCTTTCAATCGTCCTGAACAACTAGGTAACTTGGAAGCTGAGTCCCCCATGAACCGGATGGCTCGTGACTTGGGAGCAGAGCCTGCTAAGGTTGAACCTCCTATGTCCCGTATGGCACAGGAGTTGACAGCAGAACGTTCTACTCCTGAACAACGTGCTGCTCAAGGTGCTGTTGAACAGCGTAACGGTGGCATTGATGCTGAAATGCAGCAACGTCTTGCTGATGAAGCTCGTATGCGTCAAGAGGCTGATTGGAGGCAGCAAGCTAACAAAGGAACTCAATCTGATTCCATGTTGGCTGAGCAAGCAGCTCGTAAGCTGCTCGTGCAGCAGATCAACCTCCTGTAGAACTACCTAAAGGTAAAACTACTTTGGAACCGGGTGTTGAATTCTCTGTTGGGCCAGATGGCCGTTTGTCTATTAAGAAAGCAGAGCCAGCTTCTGTAGAACCTTTGAAACCTACTACAATGGAAACTGCTGTAGATAAGGTAGCTAATGGTCAACAGTTTGCTATGTCTGCTGAAGAACGGGTGGTTTGGGAAAAGACACGCAAGGCAGTAGAAAGCCTTGGAGATGGGATGCGTCGGTTGTCAAACAAAGAGATTGTCTCTAAGATGCAAGACCGAGCATGGGTACAAGATGCTGTTAATAAAATTAAACAGCGGCGTGATATGTTTGATGAGATTGCTCAACGTAGTCAAGATCGTCAAGCTGTTAACCAAGCAATTAAGAAACGTGAGTTGCTTGATGACCACTTGGCTACATTGGAAGAAACACTTACAGCACGTCCTGATAATGCCGGTAAAGTACAAGGACCGAAAACACAGGCTTTTAACAAAGCTATGTGGAACCGTAAGCAGGGGGGTGCCATTAATCCTGATGTTTTCTTGAAAGATTTTCCAGAATTTATCGGCTCTAAAATGCGCGATGCTGCTGGCAAACTTAAATTATTTTATCATGGGACTTCTAAAGACAAAGCTTTTTCTGAGATCAAGGCTGGCCCACGAGGAGCTTGGTTTACAGACGATGCGGATGGAGCTTCTGCCTATGCAAAGCAGAACGACTCTCAAAAGATGACTTATGATCCTGCTACACGTCGGTTTGTTGAAGTAAACAACACACCACATGTGCATCAGGTTTATCTGAATATCCAAAAGCCTTACGCCCTGTCGGACGCTGAGGTGGCTGGCTATAAGACTACCACTAATTATGCTAAATTCCAAAAGGAGATTACTGCTAAAGCTAAAGCAATGGGGTATGATGGCATTGATTGGGGCCATGGTGTTATTACCGCATTTGAACCTTCTCAAATCAAGTCTGCTATTTCTCCGTCTTTTAATTCACGTACCCGTAAGCAAGGTGGTGGCCTTAAGATTGACTGGGGTTCTAAAAAAAAGCTAGACCTCTTTTCTGACATTCCCGGTATTAAAGAGGCAGGTAGGGACATAGGTAATGCTCTGATTCGTACAGCAGATGAAGCCATCTCATTGGCTAAATCTACATCTGACGTATCACAGAACGCTATCCAACGTGGATTTAATGCTTTGACTAAGGGAGGTACTTATCTCAAAGGTCGAGTAGACAATCCTGTTGTTCACTTTGCTGTGGATAAGTTCATTGAGGCGGAAGGACTTGCTCGTGGTGAAATTAACCAAAAGCTAGGACAAGAGTATCTAGGTACTTTGCGTTCTTTGTCTAAAGATGAATACAAGGCAGCATTTGATTTGCTCAATGCTGCTGACTTGAATAAAAAGACAATTACTCCTGAGTTTATGCAAAAGCATGGTTTGCCACCTAAGCTGCAAGAATTCCTAACTACTCATCAAAAGATGATGGATGACGTTGTTACTAAAATTAACAATGCTCGTAAGGCTGCTGGTAAAGACCCTATCACTGCTCGTGAAGCTTATTCTGCTATGTCTATGTCTGGTGATTACCGCAAGGTAGTTTACAAGACTATTGACGGTGTTCGTACTGTTGTAGGTGTAGTTGGTGCAGATCGTGCTAAAGGTAAGGTTGGCTGGACTTTGGACAAGATTGAACAGCACTTGAAACAGAAAGACCCTACTCTAGAGTTTGGTCCTGTACAAGATGTTACTGCTTCTCGTGGTAGCTCCAAGGGAACTCCACATGAGGCATTCTCAGATGCTTTGAAAACTTTGGGAGAAGACAATCCACATGTTGCGGCATTGCTTGAGACACTACGTGAAGTAGCTAAGGACGACCCTTCTAACTACATGGGTATGCAAAAGCATACAATGCAAAAGAAAGGTGTTTGGGGAATGGAAGGCCGTAAGCCGTGGGAAACTGAGGCTAACAATGCTACCCAGTTCTTTGATAACCAAGTAAAGTACATTGAAAGCGCTTACAACTGGTCACACCTTGCAGAAGCTGCTAAAGAAGTGAACACAGTGTTACGTGACAAAGATGTAATTACCAAGCACCCGAATGCTATTGCTTTGTCTGAAAAGTACATGCAAAATGCTTTGGGACTTAATCCTAGCCGCCTTGGACGTGGTATTGATGAAGTGTTTAGTGCTGCTGGTAATGCTCTGTTTAATATGCCCTCTGCTTTTCAAAAGACAGTGAGCACTTCTCGTAGCATTGCTAACACTATGATGCTGTCTTTGAACGAAAGCTTCTTGGCTATACAAGCTATTCAAGGTCCAGCAGGTATACCAGCTATGGCGGCGTTCCTTCGTGGGCGTGGTCTAGCTCCTAAGACAACTTTGTTGACCCAAGGGTTGGATTACTTTGTACAAGCTAACAAGACTTTGGTTGCGGACAAAGCAGGACGTGAGTTGTCTGCTGTTGATCGTGGTGCTATTAGCTATGCCAAGAAAAATCACATCTATGCAACAGACATGGTTGAGCATAATACTAGCACTCAAGCTAACGCTAAATACTACACAAGTAAGGTATTACATGCCCCTGCTGCCATTATTGAAACCGTGACACGTGCACAAACATTCCTTACTTTTGTAAAGATGATGGATGATGCTGGAGTTAAGCCTAAAGATGGTTTGTACGAGCAAGCACAGCGATTCACTGACCAAGTGATGAACAACTACAGTGCTATGGAGAAACCTCCTGTGTATCAAGCTCTGGGACAGATTGGTTCTATGGCTTATAACTTGAAGAGTTTTGCTCACAACGAACTGTCTCGTTGGTCTATGCTGGCCCGTGAGATTCCTGCTACTGGTAATGCTATGCCTTTGCTAACACAAATGGCTACTACAATTGCTATTGCTGGTGTTATGGGCTTGCCTTTCTACAGCCAGTTTGAAGAGCTGTATGACTACATTACAAAGAAGATGGGTACTCCACGTAGCCTGACTCTAGATGTAATTAAGATGTCTGAAAACTTAGCTAAGGAATATGGTAACAACTACGATATGTTCAAGAATGCCATATCGCATGGCTTGCCTACTTTGCTAGGTGCAGACATCTCTAAGCGTGTCGGCTTGAGTGATGTATTGCCTAGTAACTTGTCTGACGCAGCTTTTGCTGGTGGAAGTAAGTTGACAGGAACTGTGGGAGCTTTGGGAAGTGCTATTGTCAATCCAGACGAAGGGCATTTGAAAGCGGCTGCTGTAGCTGCTGCTCCAAACATGCTGGCCGCTCCATTGAAGTCTGCATGGTATACTGATGAGAAGGGAGTTTACTCCACTGATCCTGACAAGAAGCGTGAGCTTATTACGGAAATCAACGGGACCGATAGGCTTCTGAAGAAGATTGGTATTACTGGTATCAACGAGAGTGTTAAAAGGACTAAGGACTATCAACTCAAACAAGTTGAAAAAGCCTACCAAGACATTCGTGATAAAGCAATGGTACAAATCTCTTATGACTTGTCTAATGGAACCCCCATTACGCCAGAAACAATTGATAAGTATTTTGTGGATGGTCAGGGTGATCCTTCATCCTTCGGAGCGTCCATCAATGACATTGCAATGAAGTTAAATATTCCTAGGGATACTTTGGCAATGATTAACAACGCTGCTAGTAGCAGTATCACCAAAGCTCAGGCTTTGAATCGGAGAGCTTATGCAAACGAGTAAAAAGGGATTGGAGTTTATCCAAGATGTCGAAGGATGCAAACTCTTTGCATACCTTGATACGGGAGGGGTGTGGACCATTGGTGTGGGACATACTGGACCAGAAGTGGTGAAGGGTTTAACCTGCACAATGGAACAGGCTATGAAATGGCTTGCTGAGGACTCTACAGAGGCTCAGGACGCGGTTAATAAGCTGGTCAAGGTGCCACTAACACAAAACCAGTTTGACGCTCTGGTGAGCTTTGTATTCAATGTGGGTGTGGGGGCTTTTAAGTCCTCCACCATGTTGAAGAAGCTTAATCTAAGTGACTTCGTTGGAGCTTCAAAAGAGTTCCCTCGTTGGAACAAAGATAATGGTAAGGAGGTTCTTGGACTGACCAAGCGTCGTATTTTAGAACAAGGGGTATTTAATGGCTTATAAGGGCTTTGCCGGGGGCGGACGTATAGGCCATTATCCTTCTACTGCTATTTTACAAGCCCAGCGGCCTTTTGATATGTACGC